TTTTTACTGTTCACTTCATCTAATAAAGGTTTTATCTCTTCGTCATTAAATTGAAATATTTGTAATGTTGTTGCAAATAGATTTTTTTTATTTATTATCACTACTATTCTCTTTATAAAAAATATTAAGCGTGTATCTTTCAGAACTATCACCAAAAGATTGTAAGTCGGAGTGTAATATTTTACTGCCATTAAAAAATAAAGCTCTGTTTTCAACAAAACCTATATGCGAAGATAATTGATTATTGTAAATGAAACCAGTGCCATTATTTAATAGTGGCTTACCTTTTACATAAAATAAAAAATTGGCTACATTTCCTTTATTAGTATCAATGTGAAACAAAGGCTCTTTGTCATTCTGTCGTAAATGAGCACTAACAGATATGGGCTCTAAATTTCTATTAGGAAAAAAATAATTTTTAATTAATTTTAATAAAGGATCATTGTGAAAACTTTCTGGAAAAGTATGTCTATGGCCATAAACCTTACCCTCTGGGTTTTTTACTTCCATGTAACCAATTTTTGTAAAGGTTTCTTGTAATGATTTTAATGTTTCAATTGATAAAAAATTATCAACATACATAACAAATTCTGTATTACTATTGTGTTGCATATACGTTAAATGATAATGATACTCTTCTTTTGTCTGAATCCATAACTCTGTGATGCAAATCTCCGGGCCAAAAATACAAATCCCCTTTTTTTGGTGTTAATTTTTTTGTATTATCTTCAGGGAAAGTAGCAAATTCTATATCTGAATTTTCATCATTAATATATAAAGTGCCCGCAGCAAATGCAGGTTTATGAGTGTGATAGTCTTGATATCCGTATTTATCTAATAAATTTACCCATGATTCATTAATTAAAAAAGGTATATTTTGTTCATTTTTTTCAAAATAATTTCTAAGTTGTTCTTCTATTTCATTTTTAATATCTTTAAAATCCACTACGTTATGTAAAACATTTTGACATAAGCTAAGAGATGTTTTTACGTTGTCGCCCCATGTTCTCTTTTTAAATTTACCTTCATACATGTTTACGTATTTTTCTATTAAATGTAATTTGTCGATGTTTATTTTAGTTTTTATAACTGATATTTTTTTAATTATTATTTCTTCCATAACTTACTTCTAAATACTCTATTTTTTTAACCCAACCACGAGGTATTGCTATTGCACCTCCACCATGATTATCATCTTTGTCTATACACCAAGATCGCATTATTACTATTTTGTTATCATTGTTTACAACCATGTATCCTACTTCTTGGCACACGGCCAACGGAGCAGAAACAATTTCTTTTATGTGTAGCCAACCTGTTTCAGTATCTTTTGCGTCATGCCATGTTATTCTGACCATTGGAAATGGTGTATTAGATTTGTTGCTCATCTTTCTCTTTTTTTCTTTTAACAGTTACATTGAAAGAAACAGATCTTCTTTCCTCATCTTGTGTTCTAAATGGATAAACCATGTGTGATAGCCAAGACGGAAACAGATAAATATCTCCTACTTTTGGCGTTGCTTGAAATGTATGTCCATTAAAAGTAGCAGCTTGTCCACACTGCCATTGAATATCTCCTACACATGGAAAATGATCTTCTCTTTCATATTCCTCTTTTAAACTTGGAGGTATTCGTAAATATATTACGCCAGACAAATCACCATCATGAACATGTGAAGGGTTAAAGTCTCCAGACCACTGTGATACAACCCACATGCTAGTTATTAATATTTTATCTACTTTATCTGGAGATATAGTGTTTACCATTGGCGGATGTTCTAAATATTTGTGTATTATCATTTGCAAAGAATTACTCATGGGTGCGAACTCAGTTGATATCATCCAAGCTGGAGGATATCTTACTTCTTGTTTAACGTTACCTGCTAAATGCATTGAATGATCCCAATCTTTAGACATTTTTTTATTAGTCATAATCTCTGTTGCCTTATCATCTAATAATTTTATTAATGATTCGGGTAATGATCCTGCAAAAATAGTAGGTCCAAAGGGTCTAAAGGCTTGAAATTCACGTTTTGTCTGTTCTGCCATATATATTCCTTTCTAACTCAGTATTTATCTATTGTCATATAGCAATTATTTGCCTATAAATATAGGATTAATTGGCTTTAAATATTCAAGATTAGCCTACTTGCCTTTTACAATCACATATATTGCAATATTAGGAGATTATGCTTAAAAAATTACGTAAAGCAGTAGCAAAAGCCTTACCAGGCGATACTGAAAAATATCTTGGAACAGTCCTAGCATTAGCTACGGGTAATCCGTTGTTTGCAGGGATAGGGGCCTTAGCAGATCCAGAAGCAGGTTTTGGCGAAGTAGCGACAGCTGCTTTTTTAGCAAGTCAAGCTCCGGGTATAAAAGGTTTAACGAGTGGAGCTGCAAAAAAAGGAACGTTCATGGATACAGTTTTAGGAAGAGGTAAGGGCGGAGCTGGCAGTATTGCAGAATTTGTTTTAGGTAAAAAAGCCATACCTGGAACAACTGCAGGAGGTGCAGCGTTTGCAGCAAGAAAACCTTTGTTAAGAACTTTAGCAAAAGTTGCTAGACCATTTGGTTTTCCATCTGTAGCTGCAGGATTTGCAGCTGGTGAATTATTAAGTGATGATCCTAATCTTGGTATTGCTGGAGCCGAGTTGCTTGCACCAGAATTAATAAAAACAGTTGCACCAAGAGGTGCAGGTATTATGTCTCAAATAGGAAGATTTGCGGCTAATCCATTTTTTAAAGGAGCAAGATTATTTACACCAATTGGTTTAGGTTTGATGGGTATTGAGGGCATAAGAATGGGTATGGAAGAACAAGAGAGAATGGATAGAATGAAAATAGAGGACCCAGAGCAGTATGAAGAAATTAAAGATTTTGAAAGAAGTCTTTTAGGGGAGTCAGCGTGATAGGTAAAAAATCAGGCCCACCACCAAGATCTGGCCCAGATGCACAGGGGTTGAATATTAACTACAATACTGTTAAGACAGTAAAACTGGAGAAAACAAATGGCAGAAATAGACAAGTCTTTACCAAACGTAAAGCAAACGATAAGTATTCCAAGTCCTGAAGAAGCACAGGTAGAAATACAAGAAAAAGAATTAGAGGAAGCTAAAGATAGGCCGATAGATATACAACCAAATGAAGATGGTAGTGTTGATGTAAACTTTGACCCTAATGTTGGTAGTCAAGAACAAGGTGAAGATCATTTTGCTAATTTAGCAGAATTACTACCAGAAGAAGTTTTAGCCCCAATGGGACATGAGTTGTATGAAAATTATGTCAACTATAAATCATCTAGAAAAGATTGGGAGCATGCGTATACAAATGGTTTAGATCTTTTAGGATTTAAGTATGAAGAAAAATCAGAACCATTTAAAGGTGCATCAGGTGCAACACACCCAGTTTTAGCAGAGGCTGTCACACAGTTTCAAGCGCTAGCTTACAAAGAATTACTACCATCACAAGGACCAGTTAGAACACAGATTCTTGGTCTATCAACTCCAGACAAAGAACAACAAGCACTTCGTGTCAAAGAATTTATGAATTATCAGATTATGTCTGAGATGAAAGAATATGAATCTGAGTTTGATCAAATGTTATTTTATTTACCATTAACAGGTTCAACATTTAAAAAAGTTTATTACGATGAGATTATGCAAAGAACAGTTTCTAAATTTGTTCCTGCAGATGATTTAGTTGTTCCATATTCTGCAACATCCTTGGATGATGCAGAAACAATTATTCACGTTATTAAAATGACAGAGAATGATTTACGTAAACAACAAGTGGGTGGTTTTTATAGAGATATAGAATTAACTCCAGGCTTAGATAATGAAACAGAATCACAGAAAAAAGAGCGTGAGTTAGATGGCGTTTCTAAAACTAGAGATCAAAGAATGTTTACTTTATTAGAGTGTCATGTTGATTTAGATATCGAAGGATTTGAAGACATGAACACACAAGGTGAGCCTACAGGAATTAAACTTCCATATATAGTTACAATTGATGAGGGATCAAAAGAAGTTTTATCAATTAGAAGAAATTATGAAGTTGGAGACGCTACAAGAAGTAAAGTTAGATATTTTGTACAATTTAAATTTTTACCTGGCACAGGATTCTATGGTTTTGGTTTAATTCACATGATT